ATAGAAGTGCAAGACGAGCCTTAGCCATTTGCACGAAGATTACATCGTCAAACTGTCCACGAGGAATGTCAGTAACACCTGGGCGTTGAGCAATGCGAACCATTACCTTACCGATTGGGTTAGGTGTCTTCTCAAGAATCATACCCTTGGTGTTGTTACCGCCAAATGCACCCATACCATTAGGCACAAATGCTAGGTCCCAGTCCTTGTCATGGTAGAAAATAACTTCAATGTCATTTCCACCAAAGAGACCATTGTTATCGTTCTTCAGTTTGTTGGCATACTCAGGGAACTGAGTAGCAAGAACATCCTTGTTAACTAGCACACGCTGGAACAATGCAACAACACGACCAAAGCGGTCTAGTTCTGGGTAGCAACCAACAGGGTCAAGAGCACGAATAATAGGCATAGAGCCTTCATAGTCAGCCTCAACACGGATTGGTAGGAAGCCATAGGTCACATACCAGTCTGCAGCATTATACATCTGAACCTGAAGGTCAGAGTTAGTAACATAGCCTAGTGCTACCTTGGTCTTTAGCGATGCTGCTTCACGAGCACGTTCGCTAGTCATGGTCATGCTACCTGCAGTGAATGTAGGAAGCGGTGCAATCATCTCAGCCATGTCTCGTGCTGCGATGTCAATCATGTTGGCAATGATAGGTTCCTGCCAAGGACCAGTCTCTGGGAATACGTCAGGTGCAACCTCACTCATCTTACCCATACGGATAGAACGGACCTGTGCCATTCTTGCGTCTCGTTTTGAGAAGCGGTTGCGAACACGGTTAAAACGGTCGCTTACGGTTGTAATGTCAATGTTGTTCATAATGAATCTCCTTAGAAGGACCCTCCCCAGAAACTGCGGTAGGGCTGTGTGTCTTGAGCACTTACAAGAGTTCTATCCGTCATGTCTTGTCTTGTCATAAACGGAGAGTTCCTGAAATAGTTTTTGCGTTCTGCTCTGGATACAAGTTCCAAGGCACGAAGTTCTGCGAACCAAAGAGCCATAACGATGTCTGTCTTTAGACCCTTTGGTGGGTTTGGTTGCCAAGTTACAAGTTGCTCAATCAACGACTTGACTCGTTGGATACTTGAGTTAGGCAAAGTAATCATGTTCTGTGTAAACAGAGCACTCATAGCCATGACACCAAAGTTAGGGTCATGCTTATTGTTGTTGGTCATGTGCTCAGTGAGCATCACACCACGACTAGCAAGGTATTCATTAATCTCAGTGTCACGAGTTAGGAACGTTTGGAAAGCGTTTCTTTCGATACGCCACTCTTTAATGTTGTATCGTTCTGTCCACTCTTTAATGAGTGCTCGTGTTTCGTCTGGTTTACTTCCAGCACGGTTGCTAATGTCAATGACATGCCGTTTACCAGTTTGTAAATCCACACCTAGCACCACCGCTGCCGTATAGCCAGTGGAAGCAGGGTCAAGTCCAGCAATAACATACAGACCATCCATTCCCATCTCACGCCCAAGGTTCTCGTCTGCTGGAATAAGACCAGTCTGACGTGCCTGACATGCTCTTGATACTGATGCAGGTTCAAATACAGAGTCTTCTGCTACCTGTTCCTGCTGATAAATACGACTCCATAGTGCTGGAGCAATACCATCACGCAAATCTTTTAGCGTTTCGCCATCCCATCTACGGTAGAGACCATTTGGTTCTGGCTCTTCCTCTGGGTCAGCAGGGCTATCGCTATAAGCCCATAGGGTTTTCCACTGCTTAGGGTCATCATCAAACTCCAAGACAGCAGGTTGTAGAAGGTAAGTCCACGGCTGTGCCTGACCAAAGTAACGCTCAGGGTTTCTCAACTCTGAATACAAGTCCTTGGCACTAATACGAGTTCCTACAACTAGCAAACGACCAGTTCTTGGGGCAAGACGAGAAGCCACGATACCAAGTAGCCAGTCAATCTGCTTCTCATACTCACCAACGTTTGTATTATCAATAGCGTCATCAACAACAACAAGGTCTGCACGAGCACCATACACCTGACCACGGATACCAACAGCCTGAACGCTAGGGTCCTTGGCTTCAGCACTACGACCAGAAATGTAAAACTGGCTTTGCTTCCAAGAAGCAGAACCTTCCTGCCAACCACCAACAGGACCAAACGTTTCTTGAAGTTTAGAATACTGAGGGTTAGTAAGACGCTCTTTAATCTGCAAAAGGAACTGCTCAGAAAGACGCTGTGCCTTAGACACGATAATAACTTTAAGGTCTGGGTTCTTCATCAAACGCCAGATAACGTAGTTCACAGTAATAGTTGTGGACTTAGCGTGACCTGGTGGAGTATTAACAATCATGCGAGAAGGGCGACCTTCCTCATAAGTCATTGCAGGATGCAAGTCACGAGGAGGTCTACCCTCAAGCATGTCAAACCATTGGAGTTGGTGAGGAAAAAGTTTATTACCTAAATAGATTTCGCAAAACTCAGGAAAGTCAGGAACAGGCGTATCATCATACACACCATTCTTCTTATCCTTGAGCACACCACGGATACGAGTTACTTCTTCAGCAAACTCTTTATCACGCTTACGCCATTCTTCATAGGTGCGAACACTACGACCAATCTGGGTCAGAGCATCAGTAATCGTCATACCTTGGTAAAGCAGTTTCTTAAGTTCTGCCTTAGCCTCGGTAGCGTTAAGTTTGCTGCCCTTTTTATAGTTCGCCATAATAACCTTCTGGCTAGTTGCCCTTACCTAGCATTGGCTTACCCATAGCAGGTGAAGCCATACCATTAGCATCGTAAGCAGGACCAACTGGGCTTTCAGAACCTAGTCTTCCCGATACAGTGCCCATAGCAGGTGCTGGAGCAGAACCCTCAAGTGGGTTAGTTGGCTTCTCAGGCTGCCAAGCGTCTGGCTTGTCCTGATGAAAACGACCAGCAGCAGCCATAGTTAGGTGCTCAAGGTGTGCAAGAGCCTGTTCCTTAACGTTGGCAACATCTGCCTCACGCTTCGCAACCATCTCTGCAGGAGTAGGCATACCCTCCTGTGGGGTTCCATTAATCTTCGTAGCCATTATTTACCAGCCTTCTTTGGGGCACGAGCAGCAGCAATCTTGTCACGAGTCTCAAGGACACCTGCAAGAGTGTGATACTGTGGTGCGTTTGGACGAGCATCATTCAATGCAGCAACAGGCTTAGTGCCATAGCCGAGATTGAAGTTTTCAGCAACCTTCTCACCAAGGGTGGTCTGGTCACCCGAAGAGTTTGGCAACTGTTCAGCATAAGTAGTAGTGCTTACACGTTGCTGAAGTGGGACAGGACTAGCAGTGGCTACCTTAGCAGCGACTGAAGCAGATAGGTGTGCATTGTGTGCAACAACTGCATCGTTTACTTTATTAAGGTCAAACATTACTTCTTACCTGCCTTTGCTCCAGCCTTGCCGTATTCCTTTACACGCATAGCCTTAGATTCAGTTTTTTCATGCTTTGCCATTGCAGCAGCATTCTTGTATTTCTCGCCAGTCGCTTTTTCAACGATAGGCTTGCCCTTCTTGGGGGCTGGTTTTTTCATAGCCATTACTTTTTCTCCTTAGATTTTTTAGACTTGGCGTTAGCCTTAGCCTGTTCAGACAGAGCAATCGCTACAGCCTGTTTCTGTGATTTGACAATCTTGCCTGAAGTTCCGCTATTCAGTTTGCCAGCCTTGAACTCCTTCATAACTTTGTCAATCTTGTTGTGTGGTTTAGCAGCCATTAGCGACCACCAGTCTTCTTAGGCATGTTCACCTTTTTAAGACTAGGGTTAGCCTTCTTAGCCTGTGGAGATGCCTTACGAGCACCAGCAGCAAGGATTGCACCAGCACGGTCTTTAGAGATACCCTGCTTCTTAGCAATCTGCTCTTGAATCTTTGCGAATCCTGGGTGCTTGTCCTTAGCCATCGTGACCCAATCTATAAGCCTCTGGAACAATGTTGAGGTCCATAGCAACATCCTCTTGCTGAGTAGTTACTAGTTCGTGTGCTGAATCAAGAAGGTCGAACCACATCTTGTTTACAGTGTCCAACTTGTCACGAGTAAGAGCGTCCAACTGGGAGTCCAACGCTTCGTTGCCATAAGGGATAGGAGTTCCGTCAGGAAGTCTCCCAATACCTTTATTCTGTGGAAGATTATTACTTGCCATTATTTGATTACCAACTTTCCGCCCACTTTGAGTGGAGCATTTTTATTTCTTTTCTGGATGTCCTTATAAGGGATTCCATACTTTTCACCGAGGTCCCAATAAGTGTCTCCCTTTACCACGGTGTGATAAATGTGCTGTTGCGGAGCAACGTTCGGCTTTTTTTCTGGGATAGGATTAGGGGTAGGCTTAGTTTGATTTGCCCCAGTCGGGATAACAGGGTGGGCTTTAACAGTAGGCGTAGGAACAACTTCCTTAGCAACATCGTCCCACTTAGGACGCACAACACAATAGATGTTCGTGTAATACCGAGTTCGCTTAACAACATGCCCACCATTGGACTGATTGCCTTTAAAGTTCGGGTCAGTGGTATTACCCTCAATAGTAACCATAGTCCCTGCTTTAGGATTATTGCTAACTACAATGCCAACATGGTCAGGGTCATTGTCATGCTCCCAGTCAAAGTAAATAATGTCACCAGCCTGAGCGTCCTTCGTAGCAATAACCTGCTTACGCTCACGCCAAACCTTGATAGACGCAGTGCAACCATAGAACCCATTCTTATGCTGGACACCATTGACCAACTTACCTGCACCAGCCTTATTGAAACAATAAGAAACAAACATGGCACACCAAGCAGTGTGGTTAAATCCAAACCACTTGCCGAACACGTTATCCTTGCCTGGGTTCTCAATGTAGCCCTGATGCTTTAAAGCCTCATTAACTACGTCAATCGGTTTTACCATTGTTCTCCTAAAAAGTGTTACTAACTCCCACCTGGAAGTAACCTGACCCTCAAGACTATGTTGTTGTGGAAGAGGATAGACAATCAACACAGGCTCAAACCCATGATGTGACCACGACCAAATAGCCACACCAATCTTCATAAGTAGTATAGGGCTTTTGGTTATCATTACTGACACGGCTCAGACAACTGTGTTTGCGGTAGAAATGTTTATACCTAACCTCTTTTCTGATGGTGCGAGTTTAATAATCGGGGGGTCAAGTTATCCCACATGGCGATGGCTTCATTCTCTTCATGGCTATGCGAATAACTCTGGCTATTTCAACGAAGACTTGCTTTGTCTCTTTTACTTATAGGTATGTATGTATACATGTATCAAGGTGGTTCTCTCGTTACCGTGGCTAGATGGCATGGGCGTTTATTACTTTGCCTTATTGATAATGATTACTATTAGCGTTTATTACTTGGGCGATTGATACTTGCGTCTACCCTAACCTGTGAATCTCCTGATAGTTGGCTGTGTGTTGGCTGTGAGAATCTTTAGACGCTCTTATACCAAAGTGACTTTCTGGGTATCAAAGTGACTATTTAAGCCCAAAAAGTGATTATTTATTGAAGCCTCTAAAAAAAGTCACTTAGTCTACATGCCTTATGTTTACTGGGAAGTCGCTCTCCAAAGTGATACCAAAGTGACTAAAGTGAGGTTTTTTCTCTATACTTGCTATAACAAACAAACAAATCATTTTAATAATAGGAGTATAGGAAAAAGTGTCACTTTCTCACTTAAAAGTCACTTGATTCGTCTACAACCCTTATAAACACTGGGAAGTAGGAGAGTGATAGTTTTTGAGGGAGTGATAGTAAAAAGTCACTTAGTCACTTAGCCAGATGGTTAGGGAGTGAGGGTAACCTACACAATCGGGGTAGCAGGGACAGCCTATAAATAGACGGACTCCTAGTGCGATGACACCTTCAAGTGATTGCAAATGGTATTCAAATGCTGGCAAATGATTCAAAGTTACTTCGTTATTTAGGCAAATGATTTGAAATGAAACCAGATTGGAATCAAATGCGTGTGCTGACAGTATCTACAAGTTGCTTATTACTGCTTATCCATCTATCCCTATAGCCATTCAGCCAGTATCCAATAGCCAAATACTGAGTGGTTACACTACCATTTGCACAGGTCATACACTACCTCTATCCCATGTCTATCTACCTATACTCTCTGTCTATTGAAACAAAGATAAATAGCAATGCCCGATTATTCTTTCCCTTTATCTATAAGGTGTTTATCTCTATAGGTGTTCTATGTATCCTCTTATTTATACCCTGCCTTTTTCTGGAATGTCTAAGGGGGAGACCCCCTAAAACCCCCCTATGCTATGTGACTAGGGCGTTCTATACATAGCCTTATCCTGTGCCTTTGTAGCCCTATTGTGGGGCTGTTTAGACCTATACCTGATGTGGTGTTCGGTTGTTGCTGTGTGTTGTGGTTTCTATGGATAGATTGTGGGATTAATGTTTGCTTCTAATAACAACATAAACATTAAAAAGGTGTGGTAAAATAATAGAGTAGGAAACAAAACCTACAGGAAGCAGGAACCAAATGACCGAAGAACAACCATTAGATGAGACTCCCGATGAGGAAGTCCAGACGCTAACACACGGTGAAATCAAAGAGATGCTACAGATTGTCTTTGAACAAGGCATTCTAAGAGGCATTGCTACAGGACAGGATACTGTTCTTGACATGATTACTAACGACCCAGAGATTGATTCAGATACCGCCCAATACATCGCCAGCATTGTGCGAGGGGAGGGAAACTAATGACCGCCTTTCTATGGACACTACTAGGTTGCACCATCTTCTTTATCTCGTTCATCTACTTAGCCGCAAGATTTGCTATGTGGATTGCCAAGATGGAGATTGGTATGAACCACATCTACCGTGAGGTATACGGTAAGGACTATGACGCTTTCATTGCACGAGCAAAGGAAAACGCTAAGGACAAAAAGAAATAATGACAAACTCCCTGCTCTGGCTGGCTGCCTTTAAAAAAATAAACTGTGATACGAGTAGCCAGTCAGGGTATGGGTTAGGAGACCTATGATAAACACTTACGCTTTGATACTTAACCCTGAGAACAATGTTCACACTGTTCGTATTGTCAATGTTGAAGATAACAACCAGAAAGTTCAAGTCCATAATCTTATGGAATGGCTTGACTCTACCGAGTTTGGTCGCTTTGAGTTTGCTCCAGACAAGTGTCTATGGTTTGCACCTGTAGATGATGACATCAACCTACTGGGCATGGGACTTATGGGGAATCGTGTAATCATTCGTGGCAATGTAATCATTACTACATGGACTAAGAGGGGACCAGAGGCTGAGGGTATTCCTGAAGCAGAGGTTCCAGAGGTATGGACTTGGATAGAAGAAATCATCCAGTTCAATAAGGATTTTATGAAGGATAACGGAATGACACTAGAAGAACTACGACAGTATGTAGAGGAAGGAATCTAAGATGACGCAAAAGAAATACCGTGAAACATACGAAGCGAAACTTATTACTAATGGCTTTGTCTGCCAGACAGAGGGACATAGTGATAAGCCAGCAACCACTACACAGCGAACTCTATGCTATGCCTGTTACTCAAAGAAGCGTTGGGAAACTGATGCCGAGTATAAGGCTGCACAGAATGACCGTCACAAGAAGTATGTAGAAACTAATCGTGACAAGATTAATGCCATTGCTAAGAAGTGGCGTGATGCTAATCCAGAGAAACATCGTGAAGCAGTAAAGAAATCAATCGCAAAACGCAAGCAGCGTGAGCAGAAAGAAGGTCAATCAAATGACTAATCCAGAAGAGAACGTAGAGCCAACACCAGAAGAGGTTGTTGAATCTACAGAAGTAAAAGAAGAGGATGTGCTGGACCCATCAGTTCCAGTCATCTCTATGTTGCAGATGTCACACATGCTTACATCTCAGACATACGAAATCATTGGTGCTATTGGAGAGTCTCTTAAGCAGAGATACGACCAGTTGACTAAGGGTATTCCACCAAAGGCTAAGAAAGACCCACGCCTTCTTGGCTACCTTGCAGCGTTGAATGACATTGCTGCAGGTCTCATTCAGTATCAGGACGCTATTACAGAACGTGCCATCCAAGATGGTGTGCTTACTCGTGATGAAGTTCCTGACCTACCTGCTGAGTATCAGGATGCTTCCGAAGAAGAGACTGAGGTCAGTGAATAATGGGCAACGCATAACTCGGAACCAAGGCTATCAACAGAACGCTTGGAAAGAATCAGAAGCCAAAGCAATCTTTGTTGATTTCACTACGGAATACAAACTCGAACTCACAGAAATCAAAGACAAACAAACCCAAATCACTAGAGGAGATTGGATAACTAATGGCAACAACTACATCGAATGTAAGTCCCAAAACATTGGGCAATACCCACGCAACTTCATTGAGGTGGGTGAGTATGGCACTGGCAACAGCATCCATAGCAATGGGCATACTCACACTGCTGAGTGGCTACACAGCAATGGGGTTGACCTATCTGATTGTGACATCAATCAACGTGGCTACACAAATGAGACACAAAAGTTTGGGAGTCCTGCCACTTATAATCCAGGCATTACTCCTTTGCTCAATGGTGCTGATGTGTTTTACATCAACCGCACCAGCAGTTTGATTTATTACTACAGGGCTGAGAGATTACAGCAACTGATAGTGGATGAACTCAAACAGAACAAACTCTATTGGGGTGGTGGTCGTTCTAATGAAACCACTATCGCAGTGTTTGTTGAGAACTCTCCGATTGCTTGGCAGAAAGTCAATGGCAAGTGGAAGTTCTTAGGGAAACCAGAACTAGAGCAACAAGTCTGGGAATACCTGGGAAGAAGATAACTAATGATTACACCAGATGAAATACTAATCGCACAAAAGGTTGGAAGTTACTATGCCAGTCGTTGGAAGCAAGTAGATAAAGAAGACTTGACCAGTCATCTTATTCTATGGATGGCAGAGCGTGACTCTAATCAACTCCAGAGATGGCGTGACGAGGGTAGCACTCAAGGCAAACTATACAAATCATTGAAGCGTGAGGCTGCTCACTACTGTGAGAAGGAGACAACTATAAAGGTTGGACGAGACTTACATGCTAACAATCGTTACACACTGGAAATCATTAAGAACTCTTTGCCCTTTGTATTTGCTACGCCTGATGTTGAAGACCCTATCAATAGCAAGGCACTGATGATTATTAAAGATGTTGAGTCTTCTCTGTATGACTGCAGTAAAGATGACATTGAAATCATTACCCTTAGATACCGTGACGAACTAACCCATGTTCAGATAGCCAAAGAGTATTCCATTACCGAGGATGCTGCATCACAAAGACTACACCGTGCGTTGGAGCGTTTGCTTAACCGCCTTAGTGGAGTAGCCCTATGGGACTGGAGCGATGTTGGTCAAGGTGGAACTGATGACGAGTAAGTTTGCAGAGAAGAACGAGGTGTGGTGGTGCGAAGAACATTCGCTCCACCTTACTCCTTGCTGTGAGTTTGCTGTGAACATTGGTTGGTTTGATACATTCAACATAGTTTAGCAACATAAGAGTTTCCTGCTCTGTCATCATAGATGTATGGAGAGCACGACCAAAGGAAATCAAATGAAAATCAGTATCGAAAATGCACAGAAACTAAACAAGAGATACACAGGAAGAGCAGTCTCATTCACAGTCAAGGGTAGATACCGTGGCTCTGTCAATGGCTACCTTTTAGTGGTATCCGAATCAGGGTTCGTCTACTATGACGAGGACTTCTGCCGTGAGTTCTTCCAGGATTGGGATACCTTCGAGGGTTTCAAGCACATCTCTGAAACTGAATCATCTCTATACCGCTCATACTCTAAAGACCGTAGTGGTAGGTTCACTAAGAAGTCTGAGAATAACCTGTGAGTTTTAGGGAAATCTGCACTTTATAATCTTTTGCGTGATAATGAGATTAAAAGTGTGGTAAAATAATAATAAGTTAGGAAACTAACTAGACCAAAAATAGACAGGCAACTGTCAGGAAGAAGATAAAAATGATTACTACAGCAAGTAACTACAAGAACCCAAGAGTGGAGCAGGTTGCTTTATTCCTACAGGAGAACTACCCAGACCTATCACACAGGGATGGAGCAATCCTACATGGCATCAAGAACCAGTATGTCATTGATACATTCAATAGCAAGATAGTAAAGACCGAGGATGGCTGTGAAGTCTTCGTTGGCTCTACATACTACAACGGCTACGGTAGATTTGGTGTTCACGTTGAGAAGGGTATGGCATCTGTCACTGTGCGAGCACACAGATTTGCCTTCGCTCTAGCACACGGTTGGCTACCAAAAGGGAGAACTGGAAACACTTCTGATGGTATGGTGCTCAACCACACATGCCACAATAGACGCTGTGTTGCAGTCGCTCACCTTGAGGCTATCCCTCACCGTATAAACTCGTCACCATTGAAGAGGAAACCGAAAGAGGTTGCGTCTAACTAATAGACTCACAACATCTGTGTTAACATAGACACATGCCCAAGGTGGCAACAACCAAACATCTCACTTCATTTAAGTTAAGGAGAATCTAATGATTCAAAACAAAAAGGTTCAGGACCTATTTCCTGAAGGCACTAAGGTATCAATCACACTAAACGGTGAAGAGGGTATCTACAAAGGAGTCGTAGACTTCTCAGACCTCGTAGGTGTATCGCTGAATAAGGCGACCTACGAACTAGGTGGACACACAGTTGGACCATCAACCGCAATAACATTTGTTCCATACTCAGCAATCAAAACCATTCGTATAGCAGGTGACAACTAATGAGTAGTCGTGACCAAGCACTAAAGGCAGTTGAAGTTGGACTAGCAATCATTCCAACACGGAACAAGATTCCACTAGGCGTATCTCAAGATAAGCCAATCACTACTACCGTCACTGCAGAAGCATACTGGTATCCATCACGCACAGAAATGCCTGGCGTTGGTATCGTATCAGAAGCCTGTGACATTCCACTTATGTTCTTGGACATTGATGTTAAGGGTGGCGTAGATGGTTACGCTTCTCTTGCTAATGCTGGACTAGACATTCTGGATACCCCGATTCGTTACAAGAGTTCATCAGGTAATGGTGAGCACCTTTGGTATCGTGCTCCAAAAGAATCGCTAGGCAAGGTAACTAGCCGTGCATCATTCACCTATAAGGGTGAGCGTCTTACTGGCGTAGATAATCGCATTGGTAATGGCTATGTTGTTATCCCTGCTGGCTTTGAGATTCCATCTCGTGAAATCCTTGAGTCTCTACCATTAGCACCTGAGTGGCTATGGAAGACTTCCGAGAAAGACAGCAAGTCTGAAGCAACTAAGTTTGACGGTGACTCTTCTGAGTGGCTGAAGAACCTAGCAGTCAACACTGAGGGTAACTACTCTGCTGATGTTCAGAAGATTGTCAACTCTATCCCATTCGTTATTGACCACGAGATTATGCGTAACCTACAGAAGGCAATCGTATGCGAGGGTGCTAAGGGTTCTGAGGGTGCTGCCAAAGCACTAGAGGTTCTCAAGGCTGCTTACCTGCGTGGCGAGTATGATACTGCTGAATACCGCAAGGAGTGGGAGAACGCACTACATGGAGCAATCGAAAAGTTTGGCACACCAGACTACGATGCAACTCAGACACAGAACTACTTCGGTGGTCCTAAAGGCACAACATTCCTAGCACACAAGTTTGCTACTGACATGGCAGATGATGTAGCACTAGATGGTTCAGGTAACTTCTGGACTTATGATAATGGTGTCTGGTCATACAACCCGAACATCCACACTAAGGTGCTCTCTGATTCTTTGCGTGATGCATACATGAAGAACTACGAGACCACAGTAGGTGACCACCTGCGTTCAATGCTAGTAGGCAAAGAGATTAAGGACGAACCAAACACTGCCCTAATCAACCTTGCTAATGGTATGTATAACTGGAAGACTGGTGAGTTGAAGGAACACAACCCTCAATACCTAAGCACTGTTCAGTTACCAATCTCGTATGACCCAAATGCTACTTGCCCTAACTTCGACAAGTGGTTGAGCGAAACTCTACCAGGTGACGAGAAGTTGGCTATGCAGGTCATTGGCTACATGATGATGTCTGGTAACCCATTCCACAAGGCTATCCTCCTAGTAGGCTCTGGTCGTAATGGTAAGTCAACATTCTTGCGTGTGCTTCAGAAGATGATGGGCGATGGCAACTACTCTTCGCTTACTCTACGCTCACTATCTACCGAACGTTTTGCACCTGTTGCATTGTTTGGTAAGTTGGCGAACATTGCTGGAGACATTCACGAGGGTCACCTCAATGACTCAACTACCTTTAAGGCAATCACTGGTGGAGACCCTATCACTGCAGAGCGTAAGGGACAGATGGCTTTCTCATTCAAACCTTGGTCAACTCTTATCTTCTCAACCAATGAGATGTGGTCCTCATCAGATACTTCTGATGGTTACATTGAGCGTTGGCTACCTATCCCATTCAACCAGAAGTTCACAGCCAACGGTAAGTTTGACGAGAACATTCTCTATGCAGAAGTGAACGGTATCTTTAATAAGGCAATGGTTGCACTACAGGACCTAATGGCTACAGGTAAGTTCTCTTCATCTGATGCACAGCAGGAACTAGTAGAAGAGTTCCGTGAAAACTCTGACTCTGTTCTACAGTGGCTTCACGACCTTGACTATGTTAAGACTGCAGACAACACTAACCTTACTATTCACACGAAGCGTAAGGACTTGTATGAGTCATACCGTCTATACCGCAAGGGTAAGTTCTGCTTGACCTCTAAGAAGTTCTACGATGACCTTGAGCGTAAGGGATTTATCACTAAGACTCGTGATGGATTCCCACACATCTATGGCATTGAGGCATACACGGTATCATCATTCGGAGAAGTTATGCACCCATTTGAATCAGAAGTTACGGCTTACTAAAAAGGGTGTATAATAATAGTATAAGAACTTACTAGTTACCCACTCACCTCCACTAGTAAAGAGAAGCCCCCCAGGTTTACGACATTTTCCTGGGGGGTTTCGTCTTACTTAGGACACTTACAATCTCTGCAGTCCTTGTTACAAGAGCAGAAGCAGTTACTCAGCATTGGGTTTCCTATTCCGAGTTGGTCTGGTTACCATCTCTAGTATTTGTTTTTGCGTTTCTTCGATAGTGTCAAACTTCTGTTCAACAGCATCTATGCGGTGATGAAGGTCAGTCAATGATTTACCCCCATTAGCATTAGGTTGGATTTGCTTTGTGCGTTCATCAATCAAACGAACCAATGGCTTGAGAATAAAGAACCTAAATGCTGTGATTACGCCAGTGGTTATTATACCAATAGCAGTTACAATCTCAGCCCAGTATTGGAATACGCCATTCATTTACACTAACCTCAGAGTTATAGTTAAGATTCCTCCGTCAGTATCTGGCTTGAGTTGCTTAGTGCGGATGTTCTGGGCAACAAACTGAATCTTCTCAATGATGGCAGATGATTCTTCACCAGATGTAATGTCCTGATACAGAACCACAGCACCTAGTTTCTCTAATGCTTCTAGTTGGAAGATGCGGTCTTGGACTCTACGCTCAACAACACGACCAGTCTTAGTCTGTTCACGGGCAAAACACATAAGCGGAATCTGCACAAGGCGTTGCTTCACATTTGCTGGAGCACCCTTAATCTGATAGGTCTGCATGATAGGACCACGCTTGGTTTCACCAGAAGCGTTAGAACCAGCAGCATTACGTTCCTTACCAAGAATGAACTGATACTGAATCCAGTTGTGAGGTGTAGCATTGGAACCTGGTAGAGCAATCAATGCGTCAGTAGGGTTATCATCGTAATACTGTGGAGCACCAAGGCTAACATAGGTAGAGGTCTTCTCATTGACAGAAGCATCTGTAATGTAACGAACTTCAATGTTACCGAAGTATTCGCCAGTGTTGTTGATACTAACATTTACATACTGGAAAATCTTCTGGTCTGTAGTATCGAAACGAATCTTACCTGTCTTCAACCAACCATTCACAACTACTTCAGCAACAGATGGGTGACCTGTCTCTGGGGCTGTTGAGTATAGACCTTCTTCAGCACTACCGTTGATTGAGTCAAGGGTAAACATAAAGCGTTGGAAGTTGTTAGCATCTGTAGCACGAGCAATAGAAGATACATACATTGTGTAGTCATAGTTGCTAGAAACTGCATGTTCACCATACACATCTTTCTGCCAAGGGAAGAACAACGAGTTAGCACCAATACTCTGGGCTAGGTTGATTTTGTATAGGGCATTCTGACCATAGTCTGTATTACCAGATGTTCCGTATGATTCTTCTGGATACTGGTTGTCAGCAATCGCTCCACCAGCATAGACGAAGTTACCCTCAGCGTATAGGAAATAAACAGGGCGGTCTGACTCTACAGTTAGTGGACCAAGAACAATAGACGAGTCTGCTGTAATGATACCTACACGCACACCCTTGTTTGTTCCGAGAACTACATAGGTTCCCATGTAAGTAATCATTGAGTAACAAACCTCACCAGTTGGTAGTTCTGCGATTACTGTTGGAGCGACAGGAACACCACCAGATAAAACGTCTGGAATCCAGCGATAGATAGCAGAAGTCTTACCTGAGTATCCAGCAAAGTAAACAGCACCTGGAGCATCAGCCATAGCAGTCCAGTGGAACGAGGTATTAGGATGAGCATACACACGGGTAGCGTTTGATACTGGTGTCGTGTTGTCTGGTGCTTGGTAGATAATGTTCTGGTAAATAAAGAACGTTCTATCCTTTAGTCGCTCAATGTTGTATGAGAATGACTTAGTAGTAATAGGTGTGGTTGCGTTTACAGTAATGCTTGAACCAACTTGAGTAAAGTCTGAGATAGTTGTGCGAATAGATGTAACGCTACCTGGGGTGGTTACCTGTAGAACGTTTAGGTCTAGTGAGAAGATACCATCCTGTGCTACATAGTAAAGAGTCTGACCCTCAATCTCAATGTCAAAAATCTGCTTGGCAGTTGTTCCATTCAAGTGAGTAAAGGTTCCCTTGTCTACACCATTCATACGAAGCACAAGTGTATTGTTCTTAGCAAAGACATAGCCATAGTAAAGGGTAGAGATACCGCTTACTAGAACTTCATACTCAAACGATGCAACCATAGATGGATACTTGTATTCGCCAGTTGTCTTTGAAATCTTCTGCTGGACACGAGGTAGTAGTTTGACTTCACCCATCTTGGTGATAGCATCTACGCCCTTGCTGTCATAGAATCTACGGTTGTAGTCTTCATCACGAACAATGTCGAAATACTTCAGACCTGCACCCAAGTCAAACGAAGCCTGACTACGATACCACCAAGCCTGAAGAGACTGCTCACCCACCTGTCGTGCAGAGTCAAACTGTTGTTTGCTTGTCTGTGCTGTGTCTCGCACATAAGGGTTGTTTGCGTTATCTACTGCAGATAGGAATGGCAAACCACCAATAGCGTAATCGTATTGGTTTACTCCTGTATCTGTCCATCTTGCTAGTGTCATAGTTTAATCTCCTAAAAAACGTAATGTCTGCGAACTGGGTATTCCAGACGCTGACGTGCTTCGCCTTCCTGAAGCAGTTGGGTATACATCGCATTGAAGTATTTAGCCAAGTTAGTCTGCTGTCCAGTGTCATAGCGAGTAACAAGTAACTGCTGTTCTGCAGTATTACCAATAAGCATTGCTGATTCTACGAATGATGCAACTCTCCAGCAAGCACCATAGACTACGAGTTCTCGTGTCCAGTCTGGAAGTCCAGTTACAGCAAAGTCGTTACCAGTCTGTAAGGCAGCAACAGCAACGGTATAAACAACCTGAACCTGTCTACCTGCCCAACCACCGTGGATGTCAATAGTTTTTCCAGTAGCAGAGTTGGTAGCACCAGTGCCATCAAACTTCCACTCACGGATTTCTACCCAACGTTTGCTTGCACCAAGTTCATCTACCTGCACAGATAGAACACCATTAGCATCTGAAGGCATGTCGTATTGAATCTGACCACCAAGCATAGTGATGTAGGTAGTCTTCACCGCTAGGATGTGTGGGTGTAGTTGACCGATTGTATCGTTGATTGCTCGCTTGATTGCAGTGCGTGGGAACTTAGGGTTGTTACGAACAAGTTCACCAGCATCGTGTGCCTCAGAGGTAGAGCGGAAACCACGGATAACCTTAGAGAACTCACCAGTTGCAGTGTTGATGTAACGGCAGTTGATTAGTTCATCACCAATCTCAATAAGACCAGTAGAGAATCCTGACTGGTCAGAGTTAACGATTGCACCATCAACTAGGAATGTAGTTGTATCAGCAGCAATAGCATTAGTTAGTGTTCCGTAGATTGCCTGGTCAGCAGAGAAGCCTTCCAGATTAAGTAGACATTCATCTACGATGTCTTCAAATGTTGCCATAGTATTTCTCCTTAAGCCTTATCTTCGTCTTCGCCAGCAGCGATAAAGGCTGTGTCAATCTCATCGTCTGTGAGTTCGCCATCAAGTGCGGAACGTGAGATGTCTTCTGCAACTTCCATGATTCCCACGAAAGATGCGAGCAGTGCTGACTGCCATAGTTGTAGACCTGCAAGAGAACCACCAGCAAAGGTTCCTGAGATTTTCAGGATGACCAAAGCCAAGGTCTGCTTCAGGATTTTCTTGATACGGTTTTTCATAGTATTTCTCCTTCAAGGGTTATGTCTGTGTATTGCGTTTCGCAAGCACCACAGATGATTACTGGTGATTCGTTTACTTCAGTTACAAAGGATGAAGTGATTCCTACGTTAGGACAAGTTTCTGTCCTACAGAGTATTAGCCACTGATACATTAAGCCCAACCTCCGATGTTGATGTCAGCACCAACGCCACCTACAGGATTGACCTTGATGTAAGAGTTAGTAGCGATAGACATAGTTGCTGTTGCTGGAGTAGCAGCATTTGTCAATGTAAATACTGGGCTAAAGTTACCAGCAGTTCCAGCAGTCTTTACAATACCCTTGAGTTCTATACGAATGTAGTTACCAGAAGTTATGGAAGACGAGATAGTAAATGCAGTTGTAGAGTTTAGAACTGTTTGGTTAGTTGCCACTGCTGAGGTTGCTGTTCCATAAGAATAGAACGCATTGATTAGTGCAGTTGAGCCAGTTGGATAAAGAAGGTTTATACCAAAGTTAGTTGCAGCAGTGACAGTATAAGCACCTTGAACATAGAGAACTGCTTCTACTTCATAAGTAGTTGAGGCTGCCAAGTAGATTGCTTTACCAACCATAGCGTTGGCTGTAATAGTTGCGTTACCAGTAGAAGTTGTAGCAATAGAAGTTGTAGCGTTCTGAATAAAGTATTGCTGTGTAGGGATTAGTCCCTTACCAGCAGTGGTGTTGTTTACTTTAGGTGTTCCATAGAATACGTTACCGTCATAGTCAACAGACCCAGCAGCAAGTACTGGTGCTCCAGTCTGTGCTGCAAAGATTAATGGAGAAGACGCAGATGTTGATGTTGTCTTTAGAAGCAAGGAACTCTGAAGTTGTCCAGGAATGCTTACTGAAGCAAAGCCTGACCTACCAAGAGTAATAGAGTCTGTGGTTGTAGCAGTTCCGATAGCGACTGAACCATTACCATTAGCAGCAGAACCTAGCCCTCCATCAATAGAAACGATTCCGCCAGCACCGCTAGTTGAGTTACCAGTTCCACCCTTAATAGTGACAGAGCCACCAGTAGAAGTAGTTGCTGCCGTTGCGTTACCAGCAGTGATGGTAATAGCACCGCCAACACCGTTGGTAGCAGTAGAGTTTCCACCAGTCAAAGATAATGCACCAACAGACGCTCCACCAGTTGTCGAGATTGGAAGAGCCACAGTAGCAGCAGTTGTAATACCAGTTACAGAAGTTCCTGCACCAGTAAAGCCAGAACCACCACCGCTTGGAGCAGCCCAAGTTGGTCTAGCCAGAGTAGTATCATAAGTTAGAACCCAACCATTTGTAGTTGAGCCAGCAAGACGTGTGATTGCGTTAGGTGCTGGAGCATAGAGAATGTCTCCAGTAGCAGTTGCGACTGACACAGGAATGTATGCAGTAGATGCTGTGTAAGCAGCAGAGCCAAGACCAGTAACTGCAATGTTGTCCTGAACTCCACCAGTAGAGGCAGTAAGTTTTAGAGTTCCATTGTTAGTTCCAGAAGCAAGCGTGTATGTTGTTCCAGCAGGAGGAGTGGACCATGAACCATCACCACGAAGATAAGTAGTAGAAGATGCTGTGCCAGTAGGAACCCAAGTTCCAAGAACGTTAGTAGTTGAATCAGCAATAGCAAACTTAGGTGCAGAGCCAGCAGTTACAGTGGTGGTTAAAGCACCAGCGTTTGTGATGTTACCGTGAACGTGAGTAGCAGATGCGATACCTGCTTGAGTTAGAGTTTTGTTATACCAAAGACCAGTAGATGATGTATAAGAAAGCACATCGTTATCAGCAAGGGTATTCGTATGGTTGTTATCAACGTTGTGAAGTTCATCTAGTTCATAACCGTTCTGGCATTTGACTAGGATAGAGCCACCACCATTTGCAGATGCAGCCTTTACAACTGTTCCTACATAAACCAAGTGGGTGGGGGCATAGGGCTTAGTAGTAGTATAAGCACCAGCAGTAGTTCCAGATAAGTAGAGTTGAGAGCCTTGACCAAGTGAAGCAGTATCAATACCAACTAGATAGCCCTCAATCTGCACATAACCATCAGCGTTGATAGCAATGTCTTCAGAGGCAACACCATAAGTTCTTGATGAAGTTGATTCAGCATTAGCCTGAGCAAGGGCAACAGTTACACGGTTACCATTCGCACCATTGGAATAGACAACCTGACCCTTAGTAATGATTGACCCTGTATTGTTACGAATAAGCACATAAGTGCCATCACCTTTTTGGATTGATGTGCTGGTAGCCCAAGTAGTATCATAGTCAGCAGCAGTTGCTTTAGTAAGAATCTGTCCAGCACTACCGCCAGTAGGAACACCATTGGTAGTTGTGATAGTTGCAGCAGTTGTTGACTTACGGTTGCGTAAATCAAATGCTTCGTTCTTGCCAGGGATTGCCATTAACCTAAGTTCACCCACCCTGTATTAGTAGAGTTGCGAATAAATGTGCCAGAAGTTACAGCCCAACCTGTATTAGTAGAGTTACGAACCTTTGTAGCAGTGACAGGAACCCAAGCAGTATTACCAGCATTGCGAACCTTAACAGCAGTTGCCTGACCAATAGAAATGTAAGTAATGAAATCTGTATAACCATTTGCGTTAGTAGCACGGAAGGTTAGGTTAGATGTTCCGTTAGTAGTAGGTGTTCCAGTTATTGCACCAGTAGTTGTATTAAGAGATAGACCAGATGGAAGTGTTCCAGAAGCCACAGAATAGCCAGCAGAGGCTTGAACTCCAGTAGCGTTAAGTGTTGCTGAGTAGGCAACCGATACAGTTCCTACAGGCAGTGTAGTCGTTACCCATACTGGAGTAGCAAGAGTTGTGCTAACTACAGAACCATAACCAGAATAGCCAGATGCGTTACCTGCACGGATACGGAAACGGTAGTCAGTTGCAGAAGCAAGACCAGTGACTGTAGTAGTTAGAGAAGTAGTAGTAGCAATCTGTGTATAAACACCACCATTGAAAGTATTCTCTTGCTCAATGTAGTAAGTAACTGGTGGGTTGTTACCATCAGAAACAGCAGACCAGTTAAGGACAACGCTTGAACCAGTGATAGTTCCAGTAGTAGGAGAAGGCACACCAGGAACAGTCTTGGCTGTCTGAGTGGTTGCATTTACTGTAGCCGAAGAAGTTGTGTATGTAGAGTTGATTGAGTCTACATAGTAGGTGTAGGTAGTAGAAGCAGATAGGGCTGTAGAAGTAAAGGTTAGTGCTGTGCCTGTATAGATTGCAGCGTATGAACCTGTGCCAGACTTCTGCCAAAGTTTATACTGCATTGTTCCACCATTACCATTATCGGTAGAGGCAGTCCAGTTCAGAGTAATAGAAGAGTCAGAGTTGACTGTAGGAGTAATAGTAGAAGCAGATGGTGCAGTAACAGTTACGTTAGTAGTAGCAGTTGCTACGTTAGATACCGCACCACCAAGAGCAGTTGAGTTATCAGTAACTACGTTCATTGCATAGACACGGAACTTGTATGCCGTGCTTGCTGCAAGACCAGTAACAGTTACACCTGTTCCAGTTCCAACAGTAGTTTGCTGGTAAGTAGTAGCGAAGTTGTTAGAAGACCACTCAACCCAGTAACCAGTAATGGCTGTGCCACCAGTAGAAGTTGGCTGAGACCAAGATAGTGTCGCTGTAGTGTCTGTCTTCGATGCAACTGCTAGGTCTGTTACAGAGCCAGGTGCAGTGTAGTAAGCGATACCACCGTAGTAATCTCCAGATACTCCAGAGTTAAGACCCATACGAGTATCGTCAGCAGTAGGGTATGAGTTGTCTGGTCGTGTAGTTCCAGAAGAGTTAGTGTATACGTTTACTGTAAGAGTAAAGTCACCAGTAGTAGCAGTAAGGTTTGTGTCAGTAAGAGGGAATGCTACGCTACCAACAGAACCAGTAGAGCCAGCACCATCAGCAAGTTTGACTAGAGAAGATGTAATGGTGGAACCAAGTCCACCACCAGAGATACCAACCTTAGCCCATAGACCAGAGGGTGCTCCCGATAGTGTGAGGTCGTTGGCACGGATAGCAAAGTATAGCCCAGTAAGTCTGATGTAGTAGTTACCATCTGAAGCGATAGCAACTGTAGGACTAACCCTTGGGTTTTGTAGGGTAGTTGTCCTAGTGTAATAACCTACACGTTCGGAACCAGAGTTAGAGCCAGTATACTTTGTAGCCATAGCCTAATCTCCTAAACCGTCTGAATCCAGATTTTTCCTGCTCCAACAGCACCAGGGTCTGTAGTCTGAATGTAAACTTGAACACCTGCTACCTTTGCAGTATCACCAGCAACAATGGTTGATTGGTCTACCCAAGAAGAGTCATAGTTAGTTGCAGAGTTCTTCTTAAGGACCTGACCTGTTGTTCCACCTGTAGTAAGACCTACACCTGTTGCACCAGTCGCACCTGTAGCACCATTGCTACCGTTCGTTCCAGCAGCACCAGTTGGTCCAGCAGGACCTGAAGCATAGACAAGAGAAGCCCAAGCGGTAGTGCCATTGCCTACCTTGAACTTACCTGTGTCTGTCTCAACACCCATCTCTCCAGCAAGAAGAGTTGGATTTACGCTTGTCCAGTTAGCAGCAGTATCATGCCTTAACTGTAATCTTTTTATTGTCATTATGCGACACCACCTGTAATAAGTTCTAGCCCAGTGTAGTCAGTGCTGGATGCACCAGAATCAATGACTTCTGCACTAGTGAAATCTGTTGCTGCGTAACCATTGTTATAAGACTCAAAGGTATAAGTTAGAACATTTACATAGCCAGCATCTACTATGTATTGAGCGTCTGTAGCACCAACGGTTTGAGTTCCATTAGCACCACGAATGACTACCCTTGCTGAAGTGAAGTAAGGGTCGTAGGTTTCCTGTGGAGAAATCAACACAGTATTATCAGGGAAAATAAGCACATCACCAGCAACGTAGTAGCGACCACGCTGGAAGATACGTTCCTTCTCACCAAGACCTTGGTAGGTATTGATGTAAGAAACATTGAAAGTTGTTACGCCAGCATTTACTAATGCGTTGTATTCATCTAGTGTCATAGTTATTAATCCTTTCCCTACTAAGAAGAAAAGGGGTCCCAATCATTTTCAGACTAGGACCCCTAATCTTAGGTGTCTATTAAAGACTGTCTAACTATTAAGCGTTAGCAGTTACAGACTTGATAGCCCAGAGGCTTGCAGGACGGAAGAGTTCCCAACCAGCAATACCATACCAGCCAAGTGCCATCTTACGCTTTAGTGGGTCAACGACTACACCATCAGCGACAACGTGGAACTCTTCTGCTACGGCTTCAGCAAGAGCATCTGCACCAACAATGAAGGTTGTGTATGCAGTCTGAGTAAGTGAGGTCTGAGCCACACCACCCTTGTATGCTACAACAACGTCACCAAGTGCTGGAACACGAGGGGTCTCGATAAAACGAACACCTTCAAAGGTTCCGATTTCACCAGCGTATAGGTTGCTTGTCTCGTTGTAAACGTGTGGAGCAGCCCAGATTGCAGATGCACCAGCAGTTGAAGTTTCAGCACGGAAGTCTGCAGCAACTGTTGGGTGGATGAAAGCAACATAGTTCTGACCATCTACGGTAGGAACGTTGGTAGCACGAAGTTGTGCAACAACCCAACGAACATCCTTAGCAGTTAGAGTTGAAAGCGAGTTGCTTGCAGACTCAAGGTAAGAACCACCAGTTGCCTTAGTGATTAGTTCAGCATAGGTTCTCTTGACAGGCTTAACATAAGCACCACCAGAAGTAACAATCTGTGAAGTAATGTTGTTGTCAGTGCCAATCAAGATGTTCTTGATAACGGTGTCAACAGAGTTGGCAAGGTTGTAGGCAATAACGTTTGCGATGTTTCCATCAATGTTGTTGTCCAAAGCGAACTCACGAAGAGCCTTTGAAACAACGGTAAAGTTACCGTATTCGTTTAGAGTAACGGTTACCTTGGTTGGGTTTGAGAGAGCAGCACCTGTTGGGTCTACTACACCAGCCTCAGTAAGTGGAGAGATAGCAGTTGCTAGGTCTCCGTGAATCAAGAATGCTACAGAGTTTCCTGGAGCAGTCTGGTCAACAGCCTTAACGGTTGCAATACTACGGAACATTGGAACAGAACGTAGTGAAAGACGAACCTGGCGGTCATAAGCGGCAGTTACCAAGTTGGTAAGCGTTGCAGCATCGGTGTATGGAGCAGCCATACTAATCACGACCTTTCAAATCGATAGATTTATTTTTAGAGTAGGTAAGCCCTTGCTTCAGCCCATAGACTTGCTAGTTCTTCTTTGCTTGAGGCAGAGTTGATTCTTGCTTCTATGTCCTGAATCTTGCTTGGGCTTTGTCCAGCAGAACTCAAGTTGTTAAGTCTTGCTGCACTATTTACCACTGATGGGTCAATGGTAGGTGTTGGAGCAACTGCTTGGTTGCCTCCTGTTTGGATGTTGAATACATCCGCATTGTCAGTTACCCACTGTAGAATGGAGTCTTTGTCACTCACATTGCTTGGGATAAACTGTGCAACCTTGGCATTTACGCCAATGCTTGCCAATGTATCTTGGATACTGCGGTCACGCAGGTCCTTCTGGAACTGGGCATTCTGTGCCTCAAGTTCTCGTTTCTCTGCTAATACCGCTTCCAACTGTGCTCGTAGTCCGTTACCTGATGGCTTAGGAGTCTCGCTGTATTCTTCGTTGGACTCGTATTCATTTTCATTGTCTTGCATTTTATTACTCCCTAAATAGATTAATCGTAAACCAGAACGACTCCAGGGGAAGAGCCATTCGCTTTTACTACCAGACTTATTTATCTTCTGGGGCTGGTGGGTCCAGATAGAATCTTATGAAGGTCACCCTTCACTTAGAGTATAGGGGTATCCTATACGCTTCCTGACACGTTCTGTTGTAGAACATTTGTGCCACCCTGACCCTGGTTGAATCGAGCACGTTCACGAGACTTTAGTCCTGTGATGTCAGTAGCAGCCTGAGTATTAGTTCCAAGTGCAGCACCCAATACATCAGCAGCCTGTAGGTTTCCGCCCTCAATCTTAGATAGAGTTAGGTCATTTTTCAGAGTTCCTGCATTAGGATTATAGGCTGTTGCTGTGCCAGAGGTAATGTCTTGTAGTTTCTGTGATGCAATCTGTCCAGCCTGTTGCATGTCATTAGCCTGACCATTAGCCATCAGTTGCTGGATAAGACCCTCAGACTGTTGCTGTGTAATGCTGACATGGTTGGCTAGGGCTTCTGCTCCAAGTTGAACAGTTCCTGCAGCCTTCTGAATCTCAGATGTGCCACGCTCTGGGTCAAGTGCATACTGTAATAGGTGGGTATCATCTACACCATAGTATTGCTGAAGTGCTGCCTTAACATTAGGGTCAGTATTCATAACCCAAGCATTAGCCACGTTTACACGAGACTGAACTTCTACTGGAGAAATCTGACTACCGATTAGGTTACCAACTACAGCGTCAATAGTATCACCATACATGCTGGCAACAGGAGAAAGAATCTGTTTCATCTGTGCCTCGGTAGCAAGATACTGCGATTCGCTAGGAACAGCCACTGGGTTAGTAGGGTTCTTTGCGTTATAGTCACGAAGTTTTACTAGACCACTGAAGCGTTGCTTGTATGGGTCACTGTTCTGAAGTTGGTTGAATAGTTCATTCTGATTAGTAAGTAGGTTAGGGTCACCCTGAATAGCACCCTTTAGCCACTGACCAAGTGCTGGTGCTCCAGCGTCATTGAACATGTTAACGATAACGTCATAGGCAGAACGCTTTGCATCAGCAGTCGCTAGTTCTGTAGCATCAATCTTGCCATCTTTGTTAGTATCAGCAGGGTCAAAGTTAGGTGTAGGTTGCTTATTAGGCGTGTTATCTCCACCGTCAGTGTTCGAGTTAACTAGAGGATTAGCAGCAGCCTCTGTTCTATCTGCGATAGTTGTTACTCCATCTGGAGTCATTGTAGTATTAGTTGCCATAGTATCTCCTTAGAACCCAAACGCATTCTGAATCTTAGCAGCCACATCTGTCATGGTCTGGTGTGCATTCTCTGTGTATTGCCAGCGTGGGTCTTGGTGAACCATCGTCTGGAAATCTGTGTAGTTTGGGTAAACTGTTGCACCCTTGTCACCTGCATAACCTAGTAGAGCCTTGCTTAGTAGTGGGTCTTTAGCAAGGTCAATCTTGTTAGGGTCAATCTCAAGTGTCTGGGAAATCATTTGAATGTAATCGTGAGCAAGGTCTCTTACGTTGTGCCCTGCTTTAATGTCATCAGCAAATGCCTTATACTTTGGGGCGATTACTTTATCACGAAGATTCTGCTCAATGTTTGCTAGGGTCTGAGCCTTAGAGTTTTCGTTAAAGCCAATCTGGTGTCCGTAAGACTGCATCTGTTTTTCAGAGATAACGATTCCATTGTCATAAGCGAACTGTCTCAACTGGACAATCGCATCTTCCTTAGTCTGGTAGTTACCAGTGGTAGATACTGGGGCAGATGGTGACTTAAGAGCAGCACCAAAGATTGAGTAAGCATTAGGTGATAGAGCAACTGCTCCACCTGCTGCAGAACTTAGGTGGTCTTTTAGATTCCACTTAGGGTCAACATTAGATTCCTGAGTAGCCCAGTCAACCATAAGACCCCATGCTACAGCAATAGTGCTGGTAGGGATGTTCTTATCGAAGTAGCCTGAGTTGATAAGGGCTGTCTTGACCTGGTTCTTCTGTGCTGGTGTAAAGGTATTCCAAGCGTTCTTCCATTCAATGTCAGTGTGCTTAGTGCTACCCCATTTGAATGAACCTGCTGATGAATCAGTTCCACCAGTGCCACCAGTGCCACCACCAGTAGGTGGACCATTAGGGTTTAGTGGGTCAGAGGATGCACCTGGGACGGGGGTTCCTGCTGCGTAAGTTATTGTAACTCCATTGGTGGTTACCGAGGTAGAGCCATCTGGGTTAATGACAGTTGTAGTGCTCATTAGTATACTGTGTCTCCTTCAAAGAACGTTCCATACCAAGTATCGAAGTCTGGGTCATTCTGACGTAGAATCGCTACCTGTGTATCGTAGTGGTTTTTAATCATTGGGTTTGAACTGAGAGTGTAGTTTCCAGTTACCTGCCCATTAGCAATAATCTTGTTCCTGTCATCGTTTCTCATAATAAGGAACTGTGCGATTTCGCCATACAGTTTAGGTGGCAAGCCATTGTTCTTTTGAACGGCTCCATTCCAATAGTCCTTGTTTGCAAGAACCTTCCACCAAATGTTATTCACGGTGTTGTAACGCTGTGGGTCTGGGTTATACATCCATGAACGGAATGCGTCACCTACACCATTAGGTGCAACACCAAGTTGCTTCTTCAGTCTGTCAATGTCTGGCTGAGTAGAAGAACCATCTGGGTAGAAACCACTTCGTGGAATCTCGTTCATGCCCTTTAGTTTAACCATGTTGCCATTGGCATCCTTGTAAGTGTAGCCATTGAAATAATACAACTGAGCCAACTTAGTGTTGATACGGTTGATGTAATCATCTGGGTTAATCTTTCCGATGTATCCTTGGCTCTGTAGTGCAGCCCAAACGTTCTGGTCAAAGGTATTAGCAGTAGAGGTTTGGTTGTTCCAGTCTTCATTAACAATGTAAGAGTAAACATCATTTACGAACTTAGGGTTCAAGTTGTTTGTAGTGGCAGCAGACTTTACATCATCAAGGATTGGCTTGTATTTGTTGATGTTGTCCAAAGCAGTAGGACTTCCATTAGCACCATAGGTATTGTCAGTCTGTGAAACTACCGCCTCAAAGTATTCACCATTGTTAGCCAAGAAGATGTTCTGAGCAACAGTGGTTGGGTTTGAGTTAGGGTCATTAGGGTCATTGGCTGCAACCAACTGTGCGTAAGCAGTAGGGTTATTAGTCTTCAAATCCTCAACACTAGACAGAATACCCTTGTATTGGTTACGAGCAATGTCACCTGCAGTTAGGTAAGTAGTTGACATAGGAACCCAGAAGTCCGAGTTAGCCTTAATGTCATACATAACACCAGCACGTTTGATGATTTCCTTAGATAGGGTTGAACCCTCTGGGACCTTAAACTTACCAAGTGCATACTGACCAGCAAGATACTGAGTAGTGTTTAGAACTGTCTTCTGCCATAGACCACCATCAAAGCCATTGTCTGTTAGGTAGGTAGCGATGTCAGAAATAACTGGGATGTTGTCATTGCGTAGGCTACCAATCTCCTTGATAACTGGAGATGGGATTACCTGCTGTAGTAGACCTTCAAGACCTGCTGGCTTTGCAGATGGACCAATAGGTAGCAAGTTAGGCATCAACTTAGTTAGGTCAACAGTCCAACCACCCTTAGTTGCCTGACCCTTAACTGCCTCACCAAGACCAACAGCAGCAATAGGTGTAAGACCAAATGCCTTGAATGGGTTAGGTGTATCGAATGGCATTTGTGCTCCACCTGGAAGTGGGATACCAAAGAAGTTCTTGTCATAAGCACCAGCAAATACTGGGTCAAGTGACTGACGAGAAAGCATGAACTTATCTACATTGAAACCTGGAACCTGTCCAAGTGCTTCTTTGAAGATGTCTGGAATAGGAAGCATTACTCCTACAGCCTTTGGCTGTCCAGTCTTAGGGTCTTTGTCGTTCCATGCAACTGGGTTACCATACTGGTCTACCCAAGTTACTGACTGGTTTGCCTTGTTCATAAAGTAAACCATACGAGCAAGTCCCTGTGGACGTTCCATTGCTGCGTCTCTTAGGTTACGGATAGTAAATAGAGCAGCGTTGGAGAATGGCACTAGACCACGAATAGCATCCTGCCACTTAAGGTTCTGGTGTGAACTGTAGATGTATTTACGAGTCTGTTGTAGAGCAAAGGAACGAGCCTTCTTCTCCATCTCGATAACCTGTGCCTCAGTGAACTTAACAGCAGAACCTGCAGGTAGGTCAGCAGCAACAGTTGCTTGAGCAATCTGTCGTTCAAGACTACGCTTGTATGCAATCTGAGCCATAGGTGACTGGAATGCAACAGCCTGTGGTTGTTCAGTTACTGCCTTATTCCATGTGTGGTATGCCTTTGATAGACCAAGTGCTACCTTGTTACGGTATGCAGGGTCAGTGATAGAAGCCCAGATGTCTGGAAGAGTGTGTGAACCAAAGTCTGGCTGGTTAGCATAGCCAGTTGTAGTTAGAGATGGCTTACCACCAATGCGGTAATCAGTAAGGTCTTTAGGACTTACCTGCTCACCAGCAAGCAACTTTTCAGCAATAGGGTTACGAGGTTCTTCAAACTCTGCAGGACCAGCACCATGAGCATTGATGCTGCCAACGTGGTTATCTACGTTGTGGATGTTGCGGTCAATAAAGTCTTCAAGGGTTACGCCCTCAGTGCGGATACGACCAGGACGCTTAAAGGCTCCAGTGTTTAGAGTTGCGTATGCATACTTGTGACCTACACCAACAGCATCAAGATACTTCTTGCCCTCTGCAGTTTCAGCCCATGCGTGAATGTCTGCAGCAATGGCTTCATCAGCCTTACCTGCTACACGACCTTCAAGAACCATACGAACTACTGGGTCTAGTTTGCCATTGTGCTGGAAGTTACGGTTAAGAACATCAGCCCATGATTCCCAGTAACCCTGCTCGTGTGGCTTAATGACACGGGTAGTGACGATACCATCAACAGGTGCTTGGGTATTGTATAGACGTGCTTCGCTGGCATCCTTCAGGATTTGGTTTATAAGAATCTGACCATTATCTCCAGCAAGAGCATTGCTAAAGGAAGTGCCATTTACATCTACATTGCCCTTAGTGTATGGAGCCTTGAAAATCTTGTTGGCTTCTTTGGCATTTGCTCGTGCAGTCCAATAGGAGTTGCTCTCCATTAGGTTACGCTCTACTGCTACCTTGGTTTCAGCAAGAGTAGCAATGCGTTCCTTGGCTGCAGCAATAGTCTGAACAAGTCCAGGTGCAGAATCCTTGATACCGAGTAGGGCATTAAGTTCATTCATAGTTGCACTAAACTCGTCAGTGGCTAGACGAGTAGAAGGGTTTGCCATCTTCTCAACATTAGTCTTTGAAGTTTCAGTAATCTTCTTCAACTTCTTAACATCAGTCTGAATGTAAGTAGTGAGTTGCTTGTATAGGTTTTCTTTACGAGCCTGTTCAGCAGCCATCTCACCAATAGTCATTGTTGATGGAGTCTGTGCTTCTGGGAAACCAGTGAACTGGTGAGTGTCAAGATGGGCAAGGTCATCAGTCTGGATACCCATCTTCTTATAGGTAGCCTGAAGAATCTTGTTTAGAGATGCGTCACCAACATAGCGTGGGTTAACAATAGTTACAGATTCGTTCTTGCTATTGATTACCTTTAAACGACCAATGCCTGAATCCTCAAGCACAGTAAGTTGTGCAGGGGTAAGTTTGTCGTAACCATTCTTAGCAATCCAACGGTCTAGTTCAGCCTGTGACTTAACTCCAAACGACTTTGCTACATCTGATGGTAGGTCAGCATACTTAGAAACTACTAGTGAATCACCATAGTTCTTTACAGTCTTTACCTCTGGGTTCATACCCTTTGGAAATACTCGTGCAGAGAAACCATCTGGAAGTGGAGTAGGTAGTGAGGCTAGTTCGTCAAGAGAACGTATAGTCCAAATGTTGTTAGCGTCCTTGGTCCATACAACATGTCCATCTTTGAACATGTTAACTAGGTCATAACCAGTAGTAGCACCAGTCTTAGCCAACTGGTTCTTAGAGATTACACGGTATTCATACTTAGCAATGTCTGCGTCTGTCTGTGTTAGCAACTTGTTTGGGTCAACTAGTTGCCATGAACGACCACGACTAGCAAGACGAACGTGAACAACATCACCATTGGCAAGAGCCTTACCAACTTTGTTCTTTACATCTATAGTGATTGACTTACCGATTGAATCTGGTAGAGCAGTTGTAGCACTTACATCTACAGCACCATAAGTAGTTGCCTGATTAGCAAGGTATTGGCTGGCTTCTTTCTTAGAGCCAAATGTGGCAAGACCACGGTTAGTGTCTAGTGACCCATTAGTATAGCCAGAGGTAGAAGCGTGGTAGTGAATCTCAGACTGTAGTTCCTTAGTAGCAGCCAAGGCAGAGTTAAGGTCACCAAAGGTTGTATCTTTACCTAGTGCAGTTGTGTTATAGATTGTGTCGCTAATGTTTCGTAATGTGTCGTATAGAACATCGTGTTCTGATTCAATAGCGGTAAGAGCCTGACCAAGAATGTGTGGCTTCTCGAAGTTATTCACAATACCTGTAACAGCGTATGGAACTTTCTTGAGACCACCAGATAACCAAGTTACAGGGTTCAGATACTTAGAGTTCAACTCAAGGTTTGACTTAAGGATTTCTCTACCATAGCCAGATAGCGATGCTGATACAAAGTTCTGGTATGCGTCACGGAAGAAGCGACCAGCCTTTAGAAGGATAAGACCTTGGAAGATTTGGTTAACCTTGTTATTAAGCCATGCAGGTGCGTCAGCAACATTGCGTAGGAAGGCACGAACAGGGTAAACATTTTCCATGAATGCACGGTCAACTGCTTTCCAGTCCCAAATCATTACGTTGTTAGCGGTCTGCCCCAACATAAATGGGTCGTGGTAAATGATTTCGTGTGCAGGAGTATTAGCAATAGCGTCCATAACTGGTTCACCATTGGCAATAGATTCTTGAACAATGCCCATAGTATCTTTAGCAAAAGCGTGGTAGTCATTCATACGAATAACTGCCTTACCAGAGCGGTCAAGGTTGTCTACAAATACCTTACGGTTCTTTGACAATCCATCAACAATCTGCTGAACAGTATCTGCTGAAAGTTCATAACCACCAGCCTTACGAGCCATCTCGGTAAGACCAAGTTCCTGAGCAGTATTAATAACGTGAGCACGTTCTGCAGGAGAGATAGCCTTCATCCATGCTTTAGTAAGAATGTCACGGTTACCATTGGCAGTTAGAGCACCCTTAGTAAAGTGGTCAATGTCGCCAAGCATTGCATAGAACTTCTGACCAGCAAGCCCATCGAGGTCTTCAACGTTGATTAGACCCTTAGCAACAGTAGTAAGTGGGCGTGTCACATAGTGCATGAACTTGCTAGAACCAAACTGGGTAAGCAAACGAGTTACCTGAGTTGAACCATCGTGAGTTGCACCGTGGATAATGTATGAACCAATGTGAGCACCAGTGTTTTCGATAGCACTCATTAAGGTGCTCTTCAATGGGGTAAGTTCACGAAGACCAGTCATAGCACCAGCGATACCTTCAGAGGTTCCTCTGGTTGTTAGCCCTGTAAGAACTCGTGTGAAATCATCCTGAGCCAACTGGTCTGTGTAGTGACCAATCATGTCGTAGAAAGACTGGTGGTCTGCAGCGTTTACAACGCCCTCACCAATGACACCCTTAGCAGTCTGACGTGCTAGATAGCCTCCGCCATTCATTTCATCAAGAGCAAGGGTTAGGTTAGGACGAGCGTTGACCAGTTCGGTAAACGCTTTCTGAGAACCATACTCAGTAGCAAGAAGAACCTTGGCTGCATCCTGTGGAGTAGTTACTTCACCAAGAAGATAAGCAATACGGTCTTTGTCACCAGTGGTGATTGACTTGATTACAGTGTGTTGAATGATTGTGTTTGCATCATTCTCTGCTACGAACTTTAGGAAGTTATAATAAGGAAGTTTTTCTCCTGCTGCAGCCTCTGCTTCTGCACGACCAACGAACTTACCAGCAGTATTCTGAGCAAAGTCCTTAGCACCTGCAACTGCAGATAGGTTTGCAGCGTCTGCTGCTACACGCTTAACAACTGTTTCTCCACCAGCGGTAAGAAGTCTACGACCAGCAAAAAGGAGTGTGCCAAGTTTGCCCATAGGAACATAGGTCATTGGGTCTGTAGTAATGTCACCAGCAAGGTTGCCTACCTGAGTAACAACGTTACCTAGTTTCCAACCATCACCAGAAGAAATGAGAGCACGTTGCTTATCAGAGAATGGGTCAAAGTTAAGGTCACCCATAACAAAGCCCCAGTCCTTAGAGGTCTGGTCAAATGTCTTTAGGGCAGAAACATCATCGAGTTGCTTATTCCAAGTAGTTGTTGACTGACCAGTTGCTCTAGCACCAATGTCCATACCTGCACCAACGATTTGTCCTACGGCATAGGTAAATGAAGTTCCAATGTCTGGTGCGTTTGTAATCTGACTGTATTGGTCATTAGTAAAAGTAGGGTTAGAAGCAACGATTGACCAGTCCTTGTTTAGTTGGTCACCTAGCCACTTGTTCTGATTGTCCCATGAAAAGTTTGGACCAGCATCAATAAGGTGGCGAATAGCCTGAACACCAGTTCCAGCAGTAAGAAGAAGTCCAGTAGCAACCTGATGTGGAACAGCAAGCATGTTACCAAGGATGGTAAATGGGTTAGCAGCGTCTAGTAGTTGCTTGTTAGGGTCTTGGTCAGAGCCAGGTTCATAAGTATTACCAGCACCAGGAATAACAACACTAGTTCCATTGCCGTAAATAACACGAACGTCGTTAGGGTTTGTCTTTGCCTTGTTGTCGTTGGTGTTGTTAGTTGTATTAGTAGCACTAGCAGTTGGAGTTGGCTTTGGCTTCGATACCGTTTTGGTTATAGGTGTACCAGGTGCTGATGATTGTAGAAGAGTTGTCTGGGGCTTCTCTGGTCCGAGAAGAAGATTAAAGGTTTCGTGGTTTCTTGCGTAGTCTTCGATTGGCATTTTAGAGTTCACTCCGTAACTGACGGATAAGGTTAATCGTTCCCTGAGAAACATTCTGAGTGCGAGCAGTATCTTGAAGCATTCCAAGAACTACAGTTGCTCTCTGCCTATCGTCTCCGCTTAACTTAACGTTAGTTACTGGAAGTGACTCTGGACCTGGACCTGGACCAAATGGCATACCAGCAGTTACTGGTTCATGTGGACGCTCAGTAGGTGCAGTGAGTGGGGTTGGCGGTGCTACCTGAACTGAAGGAGTAGAGATTGGTGCTGATGGGATTCCAGGTGCAGCAGCAAGAGTCCCCTGAGCCTGAATCTCATTTAGGTCTTTGTTCTCACCATAGCCCATGCCAGTGATTTTCTGTTGGGCTTGCTTATTTACCTGTGCTGGTCCACCATCAGTTCTTTGACTGAGTTTTCCTGGACCTGATACTGGTGCTGGATTAGTTGGCTGACGGTAGCCACCGTGTTCTGCCATAGTAATCACTCTCCTTAGTTGGTTTTATTCACCCTTAGTATAGGGATTTCTTGTGTTATTCCTGACTAGATGGCAACACGCTTCTGGATAGCACCAGAAACCTTTGGATTACCTGATGCACCAAGACCTGCAAGTAGAGTCATAAGGTCTGGTTTACCACCTGGAGCCATACCCTGCTGACCAGGTGCTACGCCCTGCACAGTGCCACTAGGATTTAGCCCTTGTGGAAGTTCACCCTGCTGTCCTTGAGGGCTTCCAGCAGCCTCCTGTGCCTGTTCTGGAGCCATTCCTTCGGTAGCCAACGCTTCTTCAGGACCACCAAGGTTCTGGTCTTTAGGCTCAGGCTTAGGTGGAGTGAATGCTTCAACGATAGAGTCAGCCAAAGACCTACCCTTTCTACGGTCATCAATGACTTTAGCCAGTGCATTGATAGGACCAGATACGTCTTGACCCTGTGCAGCAAGAGCAGGGATAGATTGTGCGTAACCCATGAGGGCTTGCTTACCTGCTTCTTCCAAATCTTCAATGTCAATCTTACGAGCCTCGTCTTCAACGTTGATGTCAACAGGAAGTTCACGTCTCATAAAGTCACGAGAGAACATTTTCTCAGCACGAGCCTGTAGAGCAAAGACTAACCAACGGTTAGGGTCTAGTCCAGCCATTAGTCCATAGCGAACATCAATGGTGTAGTCCTTAGCGATGACCTTGTTTGGAACATAGTCAATCTCAAATGGTGTTCCATTCATAGAACCACGGAGTTGTTTCTTAACTTCACCGAATAGTTCACAGTCAACCTCGAAGCAGAGAGCCATAACTTCCTGCAAGGCACGAGCGAAGATTGCTTGGTGAGCAGTAATCTGTGATTCGTAACCACCAAGAAGTGCCTGAACACCCTTACCAGTAACGATAGATGCGTTAGTCTGACCTGTTCGCATTTCTGGGAAACGAGAACCAAGTTGGAGTTCACGCTCAAGTTGCTGTTGTTCTTGGAAAGCAGCAGCAGGAATCTCTAGTGGAACACGACCAACACCCTGTGGGTTATTAGTGCGGATTGTAGCACCAGGACCAATAGGAACTTCTGGCACATCCATAGGAACAACTAGTGGAGCGTTTACAGATTCGTGTGCAGCCTGTAGTGATAGAAGTGCAAGACGAGCCTTAGCCATTTGCACGAAGATTACATCGTCAAACTGTCCACGAGGAATGTCAGTAACACCTGGGCGTTGAGCAATGCGAACCATTACCTTACCGATTGGGTTAGGTGTCTTCTCAAGAATCA